GCCGATGTAGATGAATACAGGTGCAGCGCCGAAATAAACGGGCAGCAGCTGCACATGACTCAGAGGCAGATAAGCCGGACAACAAACTGTAAGGAATTTAAATACTGCGCGCTGGGAGACGTAATCACCGGCAGACAGTACAAGCCCAGGGAGAAAAAAGAAAAAAGAGACAACGGCCAGCTGCCGCTTTTTGAGAGCTGAAAAAAATGCGTATTTACGCAAAAGTTTAAGATTGACTTTGTAACAAAAGCCATTTAATGTAGAAAAAGGAGGAAAACAAAATGGATTATTTAAAATGGATTTTACGCTGTATAGAATGGCAGACATACGGAGAATGTAAAATTGAAACAGAGATACGGGAACCGTTCGAAATAGGGCTTAAACAGGGAAATAAAATATATTATAAAGTTATAACCCCAGAACGAATAATGCGCGTTAAAGATGGAGACGCCGAAATGAAAGCTCTGCTGGAAGAAATCCAAGCATTGTTTGAAATAAAAAAACAGAGGTTTGTAGATGAAACCTTTGAAATGGTGAGAGAAGTAAACTCACCTTTATACTACCAATTCCTTAGTAAGGAAACATCACCATGGTAACAAGCGGCCACCGGAAACGGTGGCTTTTTTATTTCCAGAACCATAAAGAAGGAGAACGACATGGAACAGCAGAGTTTTATATTTGATTTCACAGAACCACAAACCCCAATCAACAACCAGTACATCACCCAGGAGCGCTGCACCTGCTCCGTTTGCGGACGCGAGTATTTATACACCGAGTACACGAAGGTCGAGCGCGGCCGGATCGTGCAGGACCGCGAGAAGAACGAAGCGAACCCAAGCTGGATTAACTACTGCAGCCGCGCCTGCTACATAAAAGGTTTCTGCAGAACCTGGAAGCATTCGCCCCACTTTGTCGACCTGCTCCACATCAACGGAATAAGCTACGACGAAATGCGCGAAGCCAGAGCGGACGCGTAAAACTGACTATAAGAGAAAATCCACAGAGGAAGGAAGAAAACATGGAACTGAAAAACATTTTCAAAATGGTAAAAGCCAACAGATACACACAAGACGGACGCGAGGAAATCGCAAAGCTCCAAGAGACAGAGGACGTAAGATACAAGACCGGCGACATTTCACAGAAAACAGGACTGCAGAAGCAGCCGGACGGAAGCTGGGCTCCACCGAAGAAGGGAGGAGCTGGAGCAAAGAAAGCTGCAGAAAGCAAAAAGATAGATTATCAAGTTACAGAGAAAGGTGGCAAGTTTTATGCTACCGGCCATCAATTTAGTGACGGCTCTCAGTTACATGCCGGGCCGTTTGGAAGCGAAAAAGAACTGCATGAATTCATGAATGGAAGCCCTTATAAATCAACAGCCGAAAGCAAGCCTGCAGAAAAGCTCCCGGAAGCAAAATTTGACGAGTACGGACTGCCAGACGACGAGACAATCGCCATGAAGGATTTATTCCTGCAAAAAGAAAACGTAGCAGATCCGAACAAGCTCACAAATGCAGAATTTAATGCCCTGGCAAAGAAGCTCGACAGCGAGCTGGGAATTGGTAATATGGAACTCGCACAGGAGCTCCTGGTAACACCGAGAGAAAACCCAGACTACCCGTTTAAACCAAAGACAAGCGAAGAACGCGCAGAGAGAGCAAAATTTGAAAAAGACCGCGACGATTTTATCGAGCGCATGAACGCGTACAGAGAGGAAAGCAGCCAATGGACAAACAGAGCCAAAGGCGAAAGAACAGCAACTCTCGTAGACTGGCTCGACGACTGGGATGAACATCCGGAAGAAAAGAGCGAGGCAGGCTACGCAGCTATTGAAAAAGAACTTGCAAGTCGCGGAGTAACCAGACAAAACCGCGGAAGCGCAAAGGAAGCAGACAATAAAGGCCGCAACGAATTCTACCGCCGCGCATACGAAGGCGACGCCGCTCCGAAAATCCGCGAGCTCACTGGCGACTGCAAAATCAAGATCCGCCCAGAGACCCAGGACAAAGTATACCAGATCGGAGAAATCAGCCAAAAGACCGGCCTGCAGAAAACAGCGAACGGATGGGTAAAACCTCGCGTAAACTTTACAGAAAAAGATATAGAGAGACATTCACCGGAATCGAGAAGCGCAATGATAGAACGCCAGAAAATGAGAGAATCGAAAGCGTTTAAAGAAAAAAATGCACAGATTGAAAAAGAGCACCCTCGGACAGAGACAGGCGCTCCTGCGCAAAAAGATCCGAAAGAAATAATAGCAACACCTGGAAAGCTCGCAACGCAGGAACAGACAGATGCAGCTACAGCAATCGCCGACAAGAATTCATACAGCTTTGAATCAATGATGGAAAAATTCCCTATTCAAAGAATTCAACAGTTTGCAAATTCAAAAGTAGACGACTTTGAAGGTGGTATAGATAAGTATATCGAATTCAAAGCAGAAGGCAGAACAGGCGTCGACATGGAAGAAGTAGGCAAAGATTTTGCCAAACTTATAAATCACAATGTAGCTCGTCGAATTTGGAACGGGTATACAAACGGAAGTCTAAAACTGGATAAAAATGGATTTTTCAAACCAGCAGCAAGCATGGACTCCGCCCCTCGCGTTCTCACAGGAGACACAAAGATCCGTGTAAAAAAATAACTATAAGGTTAGTCCCGAATATTAAGAGGACCTCCTAAAAACAAAAGACCGACCGGAGCACTGGTACTGCGAAGATGGCCGGTCTTTTCTTTTAACAAAAATGACTATAAGAGAAACACCACAAAGGAAGGAGAAAAAAAACAAAATGACATTCGGCGAAGCATTAAAGAAAATGGAAGCCGGCGCCTTTGTAGCACGCGAAGGCTGGAACGGACAAAATCAATTTATTTACATGGTAGAAGGCTCAGTGCCGACCTTTCATGATTTAAGAGGACGCGCGAAAGCAGCAGCAGCCTACGCCAGGATGCAGACTCCGCTGCAGATCGAGTTTGAAAACTACCGGGAAGTCGTACCCGTAATGCCGCACATCGACATGTTCACAGAACAGCGCACAATTGTATGCGGATGGCTCGCAAGCCAGACGGACATGACGGCAACAGACTGGTACGTAAGAGACTACGCCCAGAACCACCAGGAGGAACCGGAGAATGAAAAACTTTAAACCGGCAGGTATTCCACTGAAAGAAATAGGCCCACGCCTCCAGGCTTTGCACGACGCCATAGAAGAACACGACATGGCGATCGGAGCAGACTCGCAATACAACGTGAATTTTATGCCAGGCAGAGACAACGTCGTCTCCAGTGTAACAATGACAGTTTATTTTTTTGAAAAAGACCAGGAGGCCACAGAGCGCCTAGAGCTCAAAGCAAAGGGAGACAACCTCCCCTATTGTGCCACATGCAAATGGGCCGAAGAAGGAACAGGAAAACTAAGATACCGCTGCAAGAATCCGAATAAGGTCCTACAAAGAGACAGATGCTGGGAGGAAAAAGAAGATGGAACACAGAGCAATTAATGACAACTACCGCGCCATTGCAGAAGCGCTTATAGAAACAGAGCCGGAGCTGGAATACATCAAAGACAGCCGCGTCAAGATCACCTACCTGGAAAGCGACAGCACAAAGAAGGACGGGAAAGACAAGCTCGTCTTTGCAGAATGCGAGAAGGTGGCAGCAAAGAACCGCTGGGCCATAACCTCCGACTTCACGATAACAGTATTCAAAAACAACTGCGTAGGCATGAGCGAAGCGCAGATGGAAGTCCTGCTCTTTCACGAGCTCCTACACGTAGGCATAGAACGCGGGCCGGACGGAGAAGAAACCTACAGTGTAAACAAACACGACCTGGAGGACTTCAAAATAATCATAGACCGCTACGGAACAGACTGGGCTAAAGGGATGGGAGCAAAATGAGAGAATACAAAGTAAAATGCCAGATTTGCGGCCGCTCTTTTATTTCCCATTGCTCGACGGCTAACCTTTGTAGTCCGGAATGCAAGCGCGAACGGAAGCACCAGAAGGATCGTGAATACCAACAGAGCGAACACGGACAGGAAGTCCGCAGAAGGAACCGCAAAACTCCAAAAGCAATCGAGACGCGCAAAAGATATGAGCAAACGCAGAAATTTAAAGAAAGCAAACACGCGCGAAATAAGATATACATGCAGGGAAAGCTCGCCCAGGATTTAGAGAAGAAGCGCAAGCTGAACTACTACTACTCGCACTATTCAAAGAAATTTAATTTGTACAAAAAGGACGCATACCGCGTAACACTGGCCGACATTCAAAAACTTTATAGCGCTGAAAATTGCTACTACTGCAACCGGAAACTTGCAGAGGACGAAAAGACAGTGGACCACAAGCTGCCGGTTTCAAAGGGAGGCACAAACGAAATGAGCAATCTCGTAATATGCTGCCAAACATGCAACTCAAAGAAAAGCAACCGCACTGCGGAAGAATACAGGAGCGCGTAATGATTAAAGTAAACTGTAAAACACAAGACTATTTGAACCTGGATGAGATAACCCCTTTCCAAGGAGGACTCAAGATCCGCGACGAAAGCGACCACGATAAAGTGATACGCAGCATAAAGAAACATGGTTTCTGCTTTCCATTTTTTATATTTAAAAAGGGAAAGATTAACTACTGCTTGGACGGCCACAACAGAATCGAAAGCCTGCAGAGACTTGTCGCCAGCGGAGAGAAAATACCGCCGCTCCCAGTCGTATACGTAAACTGTAAGACAGAGGCCGAAGCAAAGGAAATCCTGCTGAAGCTCAACAGCCAGTACGGACACATGACAGCAGACAGCGTCCGTGAATTCCTCGGCGACCTCGAAATCAACTTTGACGACCTGGCGCTGCCCGACGGTTTCCTGGACCTTTCCACAGAACAGGCCATGAAAGACACAAAGGGAGACGACGACGCGCCGGAGGTAGACTACGGAGAGCCGGACTCAAAGAGCGGCCAGGTTTACGAGCTCGGACCCCACAGACTCATGTGCGGCGACAGCACCAACCCGGATGACATGGCAAAATTGATGGACGGACAGAAGGCCGACCTCGTAGTTACCGACCCGCCCTACAATGTAGAGATAGTAGGCGGCAGCCACGCTCTTCCGGCGGAAAAGCGCCGAAAACAGGGAAAACACACCATACAGAACGACAACATGAGCGACAACAAGTTTCTGAACTTCCTCACGGATGCATTCAGGACCATGCTCGGAGTTTTGAAGAACGGCGGCGCCTTTTACATTTGGCACGCAGACAGCGAAGGCTACAACTTCCGACAGGCCGTAAAGAACTGCAAAGGCGAAATCCGCCAATGTTTGATATGGGTAAAGAACAGCCTGGTTCTTAGCCGCCAGGACTACCAGTGGAGACACGAGCCATGCCTCTGCGGATGGAAGGAAGGCGCCGGACACTACTGGAGCGGACAGAGAGACCTTACCACAGTAATAGACGAGCACAAAGCCGACTGGAAAACCATGGACAAAAAGCAGCTCATGGCAGAACTAAAGCGCATAGAGGACGAAATAAAAACAACCATAATTTATGAGGACAGGCCGACCAGGAGCGACGAGCACCCGACAATGAAGCCCGTTAGACTTTTTGAACGCCTAATACAGAACTCCAGCAAAGCGGAGGACATAGTACTCGACCCATTTGGAGGCTCGGGAACTACCGTTATAGCTGCAGCTAAGACAGGCAGAATCGCGAGAGTTTGCGAGCTGGACCCGCACTACGCAGACGTAATACGAAAACGATGGACCACCTGGGCCAAAGAGAACGGACTCGAACCAGGAAGCGGAGCCCTGGAATAATCGAGATAGCGAGAAGCCCTAAAAAATGGGAGGACCAATGAAAAAGGTAACGAAAGAAGAATTCATAGAATGCATCAAAGGGAGCCAGGGCCTGCTCACAAAGATACAGCGCAAGCTCGAAGCAAAGACCGGAGAGACATGGAGCTGGGAGACCGTAGAGCGATGGTGCCACAAATGGGAAGAAGCAGAGCTCGCAATCAAAGCCGAGAAGGAAGCAATGCTCGACATTGCAGAAAACAACATCTTCAAAGAAATGGTCAACGGCGACACGGCCACAAGCAAATGGTACCTGCGCATGAAGGGAAAGGACCGCGGATACGAGGACACAGCAGCCCTGCGCCTGGACGGCACGGACCCATTGAACATAAACCTCACAGGCGACACCATGACCGCAGAAGAACTGGCCAAGAGCGCCGACGTGGAGATAACCGGAGATGGCGACACCGAGTAAAATCCAGGTCCCAAAGAAGCCGAACATAATAACGCCGTTTATTCACCAGCGCCAAATGATAAGCGCACCCTGGGCCTGCCCGGAGGTTTCATATTTTGAACTTTGCGGCGGCTACGGTTCGGGGAAATCCAGCACCATAGTTTTTATAATAATCACGCTGGCCAAGCGCTACCAGGGCCAGGATGTAACCATAGCGCTCTGCTCCACCACGATAACGCTGCTCAACAAGACCGTAATCCTGGAGCTTGCAAAGCTGCTCAAAAAGACCGGCTCACGCTTTGACTACAACCAGAAGGACAACATAATCACCATAGGCACCGTGCGCTTTTTACTCATAGCCACAGGCCAGCCGACAGACATCTACGGACCGAACGTAAACATAACGCTCTGCGACGAGATAGACGAGCTGCAGGAGCAGAAGGCAATCGAGGCACACAAAGCATTGAGCGAGCGAACCCGAATCACGCTGCCAGACGGAAGAAAGCCGTTTATAATGTATTTCTCAACAGTACACGGCTACCGCGGACTTTATAAAGTAGTCCAGGAGCTGAAAGAAAGCAGGCTCCCGAACGTACTGATCCGCGGCCTTACGAAGAACAACACGAGCCTGGACCCGGACTACGTCAAGCGCTTATACGCAATCTACGACGAGCAGGAGCGCCTGGCGTATTTAGAGGGAAGATTTGTAAACCTGCAGAGCGGCCGAGTTTACGGAAACTACGACGAAGCGACATGCAAGTGCGCACCATTTGAGATTACACCAAAGGACACGATATACGTAGGCCAGGACCTCAACAGCGGCTTTTCAAAGGCCACGGCAATAGTGAAGCGGGACAAGTGCCTGTACATCGTCCGCGGATGGAGCTTCAAAGAGATTGGAGGAGCGCCGGCCATAATGCGCAACACGTACAAGCCTAACGAAATACTATGGTTCCCGGACTGCAGCGGAAAAGAAATCCTCAAAGGCTACCGCGAGGAAATAATCGAGCACGAAATAGAATGCAGAATCGGAAGCTCGAACCCGCGCATTTTAGACACGGTTTTCTACGTAAATAAGCTATTCAAAATGGGCCGGCTTAAAGTCTTTGACTGCAGGGAGACAGACGAAGTAAGCGAGGCGCTCAAAGTCCAGGCTTACAACGACATGGGAATGCCGGAGAAGGGAAAAGGCGAAAAGGACCCGGACCACTTCACCGACAGCGTACGCTACGTAATTTATCGAATCGTCAGAAGCGATGAGGACTTCATGGATCTGAAAGAGCTGAGCCGCGAGGAAGTCCAGGAGCACGGCTACCTGCAGATAGCAGGCCAGAGCGCATAAATGACTATAAGAGCAAAGCACAAATACATGGGAGCAGTGATGTAAGACAGGAGCATTCCGGCGCCTTAAGCAAGCGCGGGCTGTGCAGGTTCAACCCCTGCCGCTTCCACTATAGGAAAGAAGCTATGGCAAGATTTGAAGAACTGGTGCGCACTGAAAAAAATGAGCACCATAAGCGCATATTTGAAACAATCGCAAAGCACGAAGGGACCGGAAGCGAGACCGAGGACGGATACGCAGCAATCGCCTTAGACTCAAGCGAGCTCGAGCTGATCCGCGACGAAGCTGCAGCAATCGTCCAGGACGCGAGACCGGGAACGCAGACCGCAGCCGAAATGCGCGAAGGGCTGATAAAAGACTACGGCGCACGCATTGAGGCCATGAAGAAGGATGCCGAAGCACGCCGCCGGATGAGCTTAGAGACCGGAATCGTACAGGACGGATATTTCAACCCCACAAGCGGAATCGGCACAATCATCGACCCGGGAATGCAGACGGAGAGCTTCATCCCGGTTTCAATTACACCGACAGAAGCAACGGCCTACTACGCCAACGCAGGACTGCCTGCGCGCATTATTGATAAGAAGGCCGGCGTACTTTCTCTGGACGGCGTCAAGTTTGAATGCGACGCGTTTACACCGGAGGACATACAGAAGCTGGAAGCCAGGGCCCAGGAATGCGGCTTTAATGAAGCCTACGCACAGACAATCACCCAGTCGCTTATATTCGGAGGCGCCGTAACATACCCGGCCATAGACGGAGACAACCCGATTAAAACACAGAAGGGAATCAGAGAGCTCCTGGCCGAAACAAAGAAAGAAAAAGACTTCATCCGCTACTGGATTACCGCAGACCGCTGGAACTGCGTATTTGTACCGGAGTACAACATAACAGCCCAGGACTACCTGTACGCCAAGAGCCTATTTATACCGCTCGGAGGAGTAAGAGTAAACACTGAGCGCATGGCAATGGTCCGCCCGAAGCGCCTGCCGTTTTGGGGAGCCATACAGCAGATGGGCTGGAGCACATCCGACTTTGAAGGCTGGATAAAAGACTACGAAGCCTACCAGATAATGAAAATGAGCCTGCCGATTATGGCCCAGCAGAGCAGCCTCATGTACCACGCGCTGCCTGCAGACGGACTGATCATCGAGAACGGACCGAAGGCAGCAAAGAAATTCTTTGAGGAGAACGAAGCGCAAATGCGCGAATGGAGCATGCTGCACCCGCGCGCGATTAACAGCATAGGCGAAATAAAAATCCTCGAGCGCACCTACTCGGGATTTAGGGATTTAATCAACGAATCGCGCCTGGCTTTATGCGCGAGCTCCGGGCTTGCAGAGTCGGTGCTTTTCCAGGAAAAAGCCACAGGACTGGCAAGCGACAACCAGGACGACATCAAGCTCAAGCAGAGCGAGACCGCGCGCCTTTTATTTAACCAGGTAGAGCCGAGCTTCAAAAACTGCATAAAGCTGCTCGTAGCGGATACATTCGGAAAGAACAGCGAACAATTCCTGCACGCCGACGAAGTACACATCAAGCGCGACGACGGAATCGTAATGAGCGACCAGGAGAAAGCCCAGATAGGCCAGACGCTCTCGCAGATAGCCGGAGCATTTGTAAGCATGGGAAGCCCGCTCACAACCGCGCTCAAAGCAGCAGACAAGCTCATAAAGGACGGAGAGCTCGACGAAAAGACAATGGACGAGCTGACCGCCGGAGAGAACGAAGGCATGGACCAGGAGATGTGGGACGCGATAAACGGCGGCCGCGAAATGAACCAGGAAGGAAGCGATGAGCAGCAAGAGTACACTCCGTTCTAAGAAGGTCGTAATCTGCGCCCGCGGGAACGACGAGATCCCTGCGGACCAGGTGCGCGAGGAAGGATGGGAGCTATGGATGCTCGGAACGGACCCGCGCCAGGGAGCAGACAAGTACTGGGAGCTGCACGATTTATCGACCAGGCACGATGATGTAGCAATACGGAAGCTGCCGGACGAGGTGTACACCCAGGGCCTGCCGATTAACAACTCGGTAGCGGCGCTTATGGTTTACGCATGGCTTGAAGGCTACACGGACATAAAAGTAAAAGGCTGCGCAATGATAGCCAAGACAGAATACATAGAACAGCGGCCGGCGGTGGCTTACGTCGCAGGTTTCTTAAACGGAAAAGGGATCCGCTGCGAATGGACCGACGGACCGAAGAACGAGGACTACGGGAGGAAGGCATGACAAAGAATGAAAAAATATTCCGGCGCGTACTGGAAAAGAAAATCGAGTCCGGGCTCACCTGGGACCAGGTACACGCAAAGACCGGAATCCCGCTCGCCTCCTGGATGACCGGAACCCCGGGAACAAAGATAAGCGACGGAGACCTTAAACGGCTCGCGCCGGTTTTCAATACCACCTACGAATACCTAAAATATGGCCGATAAATACCCTTTCAAATTAAACGGATACGTATACTCCAAAGGAACCCGCGAAGGTTTCCTGCGCATGAAGCGCATGGGAATTCCGCGTCCGGTATTCAGACTGCAGGACCGCATGGCGCGAATCTTAAAAAGCTACTACAACGAGCTCGCCAGGACCCTGCTGCGCGACATTAAGGAAGCGGCCGAACAGAGCCGCGCGACCTTAGATGCAAAGGGCCCGCCGAAGAAAAGCGAGGATGAGACGCTCAAAGACCTCCTGGACTATTTCGAGAAGATGAAGAAGGAAGCCGAGGACTTAAACAAGAAGGTAGCCAACCAGGCGAACATGGCCGCAGCAGAAAACACGCTCAAGCACAAATGGGAAGGGATCGACAGCGTAAGCAAAGATAAAACCGAGCGGACCCGCGAGAAGCTCGCAGGCATGCTTGACCTGGAGCAGAGCGAGTACCTGGGCCGGCTTTTCAATGACGCCGGAGAGCGCATGCAGAAGGTGCTCGCAGAATTCAGCCTGGACAAGCAGCAGCTATTCAATGACAACATGGAAGCGCTCAAAGCACTGTACCTGGATAATTCAATCGAGCGATTGACCTGGGAGCAGGAAGACATCAAGCGCCGAATGCTCCAGCGGATAAACGACTACGTAACCGGAGCAAGCCCTACACTGAAATTCGACGACTTGACGAAAATCTGCTACCAGTGGGGAGACCACCTCTCGCGGCTTTTTGCACGAGACCAGATGCAGAGGTTCAATAAGGCGCTCACCCTTTCCACGTACACCAGCGCCGGAGTTACCAAAGTAAAATGGGTAACCTGCCACGATGCAAGAGTCCGGGAGAGCCACAAACAGCTCGACGGCCAGATATTCGGAATCCGGGACCTGCCGGTAGAAGTCGACGATTATAACTGCCGGTGCGGGCTCATACCGGTAGAATGGGAGGATTAGGATGCAGGAGGACTACAGCTTTGTAATCGAGGGCGAGGCCCCGAGCAAAAAGAACTCAAAGATACGGACCAAGAGCGGATACATGATCCCGAGCGCGGCCCACCAGAAATGGCACAATGACGCAATCCTGCAGCTGCACGCCCAAATAAGCCGGATGAGAAAGCCTCCGCACCTCATAGATACGCCGGTGGCCGTAAGCCTTTTATTTTTCCACGGAGACAACGTACGGCGCGACAGCGACAACCAGGCGAGCTCAATAATGGATCTGCTGCAGGACGCAGAAGTACTCGCGGACGACCGCTGGCAGATCGTGCGCATTTTGAACATTTACAACCACTACGACAAAGGACACAGCCGGTGCGAAATAAACCTTACGCGCCTAAAAGAACTATAAGGGCAGGAAGGTAGAAGCGCATGACGGCAGAAGAAATGAAAGCAAAGGTAAACCAGATGGAACAGGACCTCAAAGAAATCAAGGACGATTTAAAAGCAATGCCGGAGCAGATAGCTACAAAAATCAACGAAAACGTAGAATTAAAAATCAGACTGGCAATCACCGAGGCCGAGAAGAAGTACCAGGCGAAATTCATAGGAATGCTCCTGGGAATAATCGGCGAAGCAATAGGCCTGCTTATTTCGTTTTTTCTGAAATAGGCGGAAGGAACCGGACATGACCCTGGAGCAATTTGTAATCAAATACAACGGAAAGAAGGTCGACTACGACGGCGCCTACGGAGCGCAATGCGTAGATTTATCGCGACAGTACTGGAAAGAAGTAGAAGGAATCCCGGAGCACACCGGACCATGCGCGACCACAGGCGGCGCGAAGGATTTATACCTGGACTACAATAAAATGCCGCTTGAAAAAAAATACTTTATCAGAAGCAAAGCAAAGAACTGGATACCCGGCGACGTTCTGATATGGGATAGCACACCAAAGAACAAGTACGGCCACGTAGCAATCATGCTGGCCAGGCTCGGCGACAGCTTCATTGTTTTTGAACAGAACGGAATAACCCAGGCCGGAGCAGAAATTGTAGTGCGCTCAAGAGACGGCCTGCTCGGATATTTAAGAAGAAGATAGACGGAGGAAAACAAAATGAAAGCAAAGACAGTATCGCTGATAGCGAAGATTACAGCCGGAGCTATTCTGCTCACCGGCGCGGTTTTGAAATGGCTCGGGATTTTCACGAACTGCGAAATAACCGAGCTTTGTAAGGTAGCCGGAACACTGGCCGCTTTATTCATAACGGTAGACACAAACATCGCCTTAGACAAATTTACAAAGCCGCAGGACTGCACAATCACACAGGAGACGCCGGACATTGATATCCAGGAGGGACCGCAGGAATGACCGGATACGTAATAGCTGGAATTTTAATTTTGATTTTGGTAATCGTGCTTTATTTCACGGCCCTGGTCTGCAAGCAGCTGCAGGGCGAGAACACGGAAATAAAGACACAGATGGCAAAGCAGCAGGCCACGATAGCAGAGCTCCTCAGACACGCCGAGGAGGTAGCCAGGATAAGCTCGGACAAAGGAAAGGTCCAGGAGAAGATAGAAAATGCAAAGACGGACGAGGAACTGGTTAGCATTGCTAATGCCATTATTGGCGCTAACAATGACCGGCTGCGCAAGTAAACCGAAGGCGCCGGAAAAGGTGCTCCCGCCGATGCCAGAGAGAAGCGAGCTCGCACCGATAGAGACGACCGCGGACCTGGTAGAAGCGCTGAACTACTACGAGCATTTGGTACAGGAATGGGAAGCCTGGGGAGAAACAGCCCGGGCGATTATAGAGGGAGAATCGGCCCACGCGGAGCCATAATCTGCGAGGCAGAAAATGCCGGCGGGCTTCTAACCGGCACGGACTGCCGCCAGCGCCAGCTGAAACCATATTCATTTTTACTCCTATAAACAAGTTAGAAGCATGGCACCAGGCCCCTCCCTGGTGCTTTTTTTTTGAGAAAAGGCCGGAAAAAAGGAAATAAAAATAACTATAAGGATGAGGGAACATCCAACCTCACAGGGACGCGTTAAGGTTTTTCGTTTTGTTTTCCTGGCGCGCCCCGTTTTGAATACAACAGGAGACGGAAGAAAAATGCCGGAACTTAAAAATATAAGAATCGCAGTAAGCGGGATCTACGACTACGCAAAAGAGGAGCTCCCGACGCTGCGCCTTTCACTGCAGAACGCGCCGGAATGGGTAGACAGGGACAAGAGGCTTTATAAGGTTTACAGGCCTGCTGCCGTACTGGCCGGAGCCTGCGAGAAATTCAAAAGCCTGCCGCTCGTACACAATCACCCGCGGGAGCCGGTAGACGGCCAGAACTTCAGAGACCTGGCGGTCGGCTGGACCGGAGAGAACCCGAGCGTAGACTACATCGGCGAAGCGAACGAAGTAGGAATCAGAAGCACGATGATGATGTACGACGACGAAGCGCTGCAGGCGTACGAGCGCGGAGAAATCCAGCTCAGCCCCGGCTACCTGGCGGAGTTTGAATGGCAGAAAGGAACCGCACCGAACGGCCAGGAGTACGACATCGTAATGAAAGAAATAACGGACGTAAACCACCTGGCGCTGCTTAAGGCCGGACGCGGCGGAGAGTACGCTGGAGTACTGGACCAGGCGCCGAAAGCGAAGTCCGTATTTGAGATAGCCGCAGGCTCGGTCTTTGACCGCTGCAGATAAAAAAAAGGGAGGAAGAAAAAAAAATGCCAAAAGTAGACAGCAAAGCAGAAATGCTCCGCGTAGGCAACCCGAGCTCCTGGACCAACGTATACAGGAGAATCAACGAAAAGCGCCAGGAGGCAGGGCTCACCTGGAATCAGCTCGCAGCCCTGGCCGGAATCAAAGCAAAGTCCTGGATGACAGGGCTGCCGACAAGCCACCCGACAGAGACCGAGGTCCATAAAATCGCCGACGTTCCACAGATGAACACAACTTATGAATACCTGCGCTACGGCACCGAGCCGGAAGCGACAGCATAAAAACAAAAGGAGGAAGCGGACCATGAGTAAAAAACTTTACGGATTGATAACCGGACTTACAGAGGCCGTAGAGATTGCAGGTGTAGCACTGCTGGCTTTTTTCCAGCCGGCAATGTACGGCGCCTGGATCGCCGCAATTGGTATCGCAGCAAAAGCAGTAGACGAAATCCTGCTGCTTTTTGTTAAAGATAAATAACTATAAAAGCAGAAGGAGAACGAAGGAATGAAACTTTTAACAGGATTATTCCGAGCAGCGCGTAAACGAGTAATGACTACCGACAACGACATGGGCATGTTCAGAACCAAGCTCGAGGAACTCGTAGCAGGAAAGGACAAGCTCACAGAGGAAGAAGTAGCCGCCAAAGTAGACGAGCTCAAAGGTTTCACTGCAGACCTTCCTGGCGACGAGGACAAAGCAAAGCTCGACAGGTTCCTGGACGACTTCAAAGCCGTAAAGGAACAGGACGAAGCTGCAGCAAAGGAAGCCGCAGGAATGGTAGCTGATTTGTTTGAGAAGCTCGACACCGAAGCAATGAAAGACGTGCCGGAGCCACCAGCAGAAGAAGCACCTGCAGAAGAAGCAGCTGCGGCGGAAGCAGCAGAAGAACCAGCGCCAGAAGCAACCGAAGAAGTAGCCGAGATTGCAGAGGAGACAGAAGTCCCACCTGCAGAAGAAGGCGAACCGAAGGATGCAGAACCAGGAGCCAACGCAGACTACACACTGGAAGAAATCTACCAGTTTATCAAGAAGCGCATGGCCGAGGACGCTGCCTGCCAGGACGAAGCTCCAGAGGCAGAAGAAGAAGAAACTGAAGAAGAAGAAAAGGAAGAAGAAGTCGTAACAGACAATGCTGCTCCTTTTATTCCAATCACAGTAAACAACAGCAACAAAGCAACAGGCTCGCTCGCCGAGATGTTCGCAAAAGCTAAAGAAGGAGGAAGGTAACAATGGACTCTAACCTTTCATTAAGCGTAGGCTTCAAAGGACAGCTCGCACTGACCGCACAGGCAGTACCGCTCCAGGAAGGCTACCTCAAGCTCGGCGGCATTGTTGACGCCACAAACCAGAGCGGCGGGCTCCCATTTGGTGTAGTATGCTCGGCCCCAGCTGATGATCCTACAGCAATTGTAGCAGGCAACAGCGGCTCGAACGTAACACGCGGAATCGTAGTATTTGACGATGCCGTAGCCCAGAACGCGCTCGCACACCCAGGCAAATACCTGGCAGGAATGCCATGCGCCTTTATCGCAAAGGGCCTGGTAAAAATCACAGAATGGGAAGATGACCTCGACCCAGTACTCGGTTACAAAGTAGAGTTTAACAACTCGAACGGCAAGATCGGCTTTGTTTCATCATCAGCAGGCGCAAGCCACACACTGCTCGCAGGAGCCACAGTAGTAGAAATTACAGACGACGGCGCCTACGTTTGGATTTCATAACGGAGGACCACAATGAGAATTGAATGTTCATCAGAATTCAAAAAGCTCGGCAAAATGGCCAGCAGAATGGTAGGGATGAACGGAAAGGCCAATGACCTCCTCCGCGACGCAACCCTGCAGATCGGACGCGCAAGCGACCCTAAATACGGAGTACCAGCATCAGCCGTAGCAAACCCTATCTACGTAGGCGACTCGGCTGCGCTCGGACAGGCAATCGGACTTACACCAGAGATGGAAGCTTTGTACAAAGCCAACCCGCTGGCCGTAAACATGAAGCCACGCTACAACCCACGCACTGGTAAATACGACTACCAGTACACCAAGAGCGGAATCAAGACCTACACAGGCGACTCGGGAGAATTGATCGTAGCCCAGGCAATCAGCCCATGGAACGCTTCATACTTCCCGGAGATGTTCAAACAGCCGCTCCTTTACAGCCACGCACGCGACCTCGTAAAGAGAATGGGCGGAACAAACCCATGGGGAGAAGTACAGAACCTCGCGCTCGCAGCTTACTCGGGATGGGGATTGATTGACGAAGCCGGTACCGTAGCTGCCAACTTGAAGCAGAACGTAAACGTACAGGGCGGAATCATGACAAGCGCCATTATCAACATCAAGGTTTTCTTTAATTTCACAATTGAAGAAATGGAACGCGCAAAGGGCGACAACGGCTCACCATTTGCCGGCAGCTTGATGGCTGAAAAGCAGCGCTACGCACAGTACGTAATCGACATGATTACAGACTACCTCACCTACTACGGAAACGAGGAAACAAACACACTCGGCTTGTTTGACGTAAACGGCGTAACAACCTGGAACGGCCAGACACTCGAGGAAATCGCTGCAGACGACACAAACACAAACAAAGGCTACAGCATGTACCGCGCGCTCGCAAAGATGGTTACAGACTTCATGGACGCAAGCCAGAACAAGTTTGACATCGTACGCGTAGCCGTATCACCAAAGGCCTACAATCTGCTTACATCCGTACCTTACAGCAACACCTACGAAGCAAAGAGCGCCCTGGCAATCTTTGAAGAAAACTTCAATGCAGGCGTAACAAAGAACGGAAGCAAGCCAACTGTAGAATTCTTTGCTGATCCAATGCTCGCAGCAAATACAGACTTCAATCCAACAAACAGCGATTACACAGTAATCACTGCACCGGAAATTGGAGCCGGACCAAACGACGAAAAGCAGGACATCCTGCTCCTCGGCGTACCGCTCGAGAATTTCACATACCCAGTATATCCAAACAGCTACGACCAGCAGCACGCAGTACTCCGCAGATTTGCCGGCGTATTCGCTCCGGTTTCAATTGCCGTAAAGGTATACGAAGGATTTGGATCTTCAAAGTACGTAGCAAAGCCGGTGGCCAACCCACCAGCCGGAGACTTCTCCGGATCGGTTAGCGTAGAACTCTCATGCGCAACAGAAGGCGCTGACATTTACTACACTGACGACGGTTCGACACCTACAAGTGCAAGCACAAAGTACACAAGCGCAATCTCAATCAGCTCAACTAAGACAATTAAAGCAATTGCCGTAAAGAGCGGAAGAACTGACAGCGCCGTACTTACTGCAACCTACACTAAAGAGGCTACAGGAGTATAACCAAATGACCAGGTGCGAGGAAGTTCCTCGCCCTGGCCTTATTTTCAAACATGGGAAATCAGCGGAAAATAGCGGAAATTTCCCTTAATTTTTAGAAGGACAAAAAAATGAAATATATTCAATCTTTTTATCAGTACCCGGTGACATTTTCGTCAATCGGAAAGACAATCCCGGCCAGAAGCGCCCAGGGACCAATGAAAAACATAGCAGAAATCGAGGACAGAGAACTCGAACGCCTGGAGCAGAACGAGCCATTTTTTAGAGAGCTCGTAAGCTTAAAGAAAATCCGCGTCTTGAACCACCTGCCGGAAAGCTACAGATCAAGCGCCGAGAGAATCAACGAAGCCAACGACGAAATCGCTCGCCTTAAGGCCGAGAACGAAGCGCTCAAAAAACAGGCTGCTGCAGAACAGCCAAAAGAAGATGACATCATCGACTTTGACAAAGCAGATTATAAAGAACTTCAGAAATACGCAGAGGCCCTCGGACTTGATCCGAACAAGAAGAAGGCCGTGCTTATAAAGCAGCTTAAAGAAGCTGCAGCAGAAGCCGCTGGAGAATAAGCTCCTGAAGAAGAATAGAGAGGACGAACATGACACGTGCAGATTTCAAATACGCTGACAATTTCCCGACACTCACAGACCAGCAGATTAACGCTGCGTACGACGAAGTCTGCGTCATGTTCAGTGGAGTTTTGCAGCTTTGGGGAGTTTTGGAAGAACCGACCCGGACCGCAAAGCGCAACCTTTGTATAAATTTACTTACAGCCTGGTACCTGGCCGACACGAAGCCGACCGCGGTAACAGGCGTAGTAAGCAACGGCGGAATGGCACTGAGCTCAAAAAGCATAGGAGGAACATCCGTGAGCTTTTCTGATATGGAAGCCCAGGAAGGCCTAAAGCAGCTGAACTCAAACCTATTCGGCCAGAAGGCGCTCACGATGATACAGAGCGCGCCGGAGAGGTACGGAATCTATGCCTAGCAGAATCGCCGGACTTAACCCGACGGACGGAAACGCCTGGGACTCGGGAATCAGAGTAAAAATCCAGAACACGATAGACCTCCAAAAAATCCGGAATCTTATGACGGAAGCAAATGTCGAGATTTTGGTCGGATTTCCAAGCGGGCTGGAGCACGTAAACACGCTGCACAAAGACGACTTTGATAAACCGAACGAAAAGCGCCGAGGCAAGTACGTAGGAATCAACGGCGAGGACCCGATGGACCAGCAGCCGATAGAGACCGCAGAGCTGGCAAAGATGCTGCACTACGGCACCCAGAACATCCCGGCCCGACCTTTCCTGGAAGAAGGAATCCGGCAGAACCTGGGCAAGATTAAAAGAGCCATCCAGGACGAAGCGAAGAAAATCGCGGACGGCCAGAAGGCCAATTGGAACAAAGTAGGAAGCCTGGCGAAAGGCGCCATAGATGAGTTTGTACGAAGCGATTACTACAAACAGAAGAAGCCGAACGCCAAGAGCACAATCAGATGGAAAGGCAGCGACACGCCGCTTATTGACGGCGCGAACATGATCCAATCGCTGCACTACGTAATAAACGGAGAGGTACACAAATGAGCGTATACGGAGACATGCTGCTATACTGGCCGGAACAGAGACGAAGCCTCACCGTTTATGACATGAAGCCGAAAATGAACGGCGGCTGGGATAAGGTGCTCGACCAGAACGGCGAGCTTATAACCCAGACAATAACCGGCGTTTTTCAAAACACTGCCGGAGACCAGACGCGGGACAGCAACGGCAACCTGGTCCACACCAAAGGAATGGAACTGTGGACCGAGACCGGAGGACTCGCGGATAAATTCACGGACATCAACGGATCCGTTTATCGCCTTACAGCAGACAACGACTGGGAGAGCGAAGGCGGATTTTTTAGATATACATTGAATAAGGTGGTAGGAAACAATGGAGCTGAATCAGACAACGCTACGTGGAATCTTGGCGGCAATTCTCTCGGTTAACGAGAAGTACGTCGTACCCAAGCAGGGCAACTGGTTCAACCCCCAGGAAGCCAATGCGAACATAGAGAACTGGTGCGCATACCAGATAAGACAGAACCGGCCGAGGACGCTGCCGTTTTACGACGTAGGCACGCAGACCCAGGGCCAGATAAAGACAAAGGTCAACGGCGGTACGGTTCTAAAGATAGCCGACATCGACCTGCAGTTTGTAGGACCGCAGAGCGAGGACCTGGCGAACAGCGTAGCGTACTGGCCGATGAGAAGCGACGTACAGGCGCAATTCAAAACGGTCCAGGGCGCCATAATGAATGACGAATACGACGCGGTAAGCTCGATATTCTCCCAGGACGGAAACAACACGGTAATGGCCTGGAATACGACAATACGGGTACAGTGGTACAGCTTACTCGATACGAACCAGGGCAGGATGCCCGGCTTAATTTTGAACGGAAAAATTATAAAAAAATAACTATAAGACTAAAGAAGGAGGACGAACATGTCACAATTCAAAAACTCCATAGCCCAGGTAAACGTCAACTACCCGATAGAGACGGTCATCACACCGATGGCGGGAGAAAACTACTCACGAGCTATGATTTTTATGCACGTTGACCAGGCCGAAACATACCTGCCAGGCATTCTGACAGTAGAAGCCGGACAACTCATAGAATTAGACTCAAGCAACTACGGAGAATTGACCGGTGGGCTTCTTAAGACCTGGCTGGTTCCGTTCTTCACAAAAGCAACCACCGCGAAGGTGGGAATCGCAGTATACGACACCGACACACCACAGGGAACCGGAGACCCGATCCCTGCAACAGCACCGCTGGCTGACGTATACGCCGACAAGAAAATGTACGGTTATTTTAAATTCGCAATTGCACCAAGCGCAGGATACACCGACGCCCAGGTAGCGCTCTCGAAACTTTGTAAAGCAGACCCGCTCTACAGCGTTTTATGGGTAGGCACCGACGACGAGTCAATTTTGAGCTCAAGCTCAAGCTTGATGAGCGCGCTCACCACAGCCCAGAGCAACGCCCGCGTAGTTTACAATTCGAACAGCGCAATCAACCCGGCCCTGGCTCAGCTCGGCGCAAGCCTTTCTGTAGCCAACGCAACAGGAACCCCGGTAGGCAACAGCTGCGACATGGTACAGTTTAACACAATCGCCGCCTCGGGCCCTGCAGGAACAGACGGAGAACACGCCAACCTTTCTGCAACACAGAAGGCAGCGCTCGACAGACAGAAGGTAGGATACAACACCTGGGTAGGCGACGGAACAGAAAACGTCGTAACCGAGGGAAGCCTTTATTTGAACGGCGACAGCGTAGCAGCAAACTGGGTAAAAGCCTACATCGAGTTTGTATGCAAAGTAAAGACCGCGAACTACATCACCCGCATGAACACCTTTAGAAACAACCAGACTTACCAGGGCTGCCTCTTGATTTTGAGCGACACAGTGCGCCCGTTCCTGGCATTCGGAAGGCTCGATAATTTCCAGATTACTGCGCCAATCTTTGCAGACCTGCCAAGCTCCGGCGACCAGATAATCGTACCGAACGCATGGCAGGCTGACTACATCGACGGAGTACGCGCCGTAACAATTTACGGTACACTTTACATGGACCAGCCTACAAGATAAGGGAGGAAGTAGAAAATGGCAGAACATACAATCGTAGCAGCGGGACAATTCAGCGTAACACTGACACACCCGCTTTTTAACGGCGGAGTACCTACAACCATAGCAGGCTTCCGTCTTGAAGGACAGATGGTACAGGCCCAGCAGGCCATGGACAGCTCGAAGATTATCGCGCTGGCCAACGGCAACACGCTGACAATTACCAACACTAACGGCGCCGGAACGCTTACATTCAATGTAGTAAAGACCGGAGCTGCAGGCGACATGGTAAAGATTGCCAACGCTTTGAAGAAAGCCGGCGACAGCGTAGGCGGTACAATCCGTATCACCCAGGAAATCAACGGCAAGACAGAAGGCCAGACATTCACTGCATGTACAGTAAAGAGCTGCCCGCCTTTGAATATCCAGGGCAACGACGCAGCCGACTACCAGGTAGTATGGAACTACGGCCAGGTAGACGACGACGAAGCTGCAACAGAATAGCGTAGAGAGGTGACAGAATGGAAGCGCTGACACTTACACGCAAAGATTACACCGAGGGCCTGGAGAAAATAAACCGGGACCTCGGGGACACAAGCTATGTAGCTTTATTTGAGGTGAAATTCCCGGACGGAATCAACAAAGCAAACACGCTGGAGATTTGCCGGGTATTACAGAGTCCGAGCTTTGAAAACAAGCTGCGGATTATGAAAATCTGCATAGCAGGAAAGAATGTAGAAGTAAAATGCCCGAACGGCGAGACAGAAAAATTCTGCATGAGCGATCCGGAGGACAACCTGGAAGGAATCCCTCTATTTGAAAAGGATCCGCTCGCGCTCATAGCGATAGCTGACGCTTTGTACGGACATTTTCTAAAAAAATACGTGCGGCTCTCCAAGCCCAGGGAGCCAGCCGCCGAAGCGACGGAATAAAAGAAGTGAGAGCCCAGAGGGCAATCGAACGGAACTGCCCGAACGGTTACCTCTGGCTTTTTTATTCATTCTGCCGCGAATACGCAAGACAGCCCGACGACCTGGATGACATGCTCGACGGGCTCGCTTGTTTAAGGGCGAAATCAGAGATAGAGGAAATATATGCCAGGGACTAATATCGGCGGCTTTTTCATGTCGCTCGGGCTGAACCCAGATAAAAACTCATTTGAGACCGGAAACAAATTAATAGACGGCGTAGCCGAAAGTTTCAACAAACTGATCGGAGCCGCGCGCAACGCTGCCGTAGTAATGGCCTCCACCGCCCTGGCGTCCGGAGCGATGGCCTCGCAGGAGATCCACACTGCAGAAGTGATAGGCTCCACCACAGAAAAGCTCAACTTGTGGAAAGCCGCAGCCAAAATAGCCGGAGCGGATGCCAACGGACTCGTAGGCGCTATAGGTAAACTCGGCAACGTAATGAACCACCTCACGATAGACGGAAGCGGACTCGAAGCATACGCCGAGCAGTTAGGAAAGCTGCAGATCGGCTTTGACGAGCTGGAGGGAATGGATCCGGCCGACGCAATGAAAACAATTATAGAACGAGCCCAGGCCCAGCTCGACGGAACAAACGAGACCAAGCTGCGCATAACCACAATCGTCGGCGACATTTTGGGAGAAGCCGGCCAGCAGCTATTTGTAGATCTGCAGCGCCAGGGAATGAGCATAGGCGACTTTCTGAACGGCGTAGGCCGTACACAATTCGAGACGAACGAGGACAAAGAAGCTGCCGCCGCATTCGTAACCGAGACCAGATACATCAAAGAAGAATTGACGAGCCTTACTAAATTATTCGGTGACAATGTAGCCCGGGAGCTGATCCCTTACGTGAAGGATTTAAAAGAATGGCTGCTGGAGCACGGACCGGAAATCGCCAGCACGCTCGGAGAGATAGCAAAGGGAGTCGGCAGCCTGGTAGGAAAAATCGTCGACACCGTAGAGGACGTGCTGAACAATGAAGAACTCAAAGAGACCGCGGAGTCAATCGTAGACTCGGTAAAAACAACCGCGAGCGAAACAAAGGAAATGGTAAAAAGCGCAGCCCAGGGAGACTGGAGCTCTGCCGGCGAGCACTACGTAGCCGCCGCAAAGGCTGCTGCTGCACCGGTAGTAGACCTGGCAGACAAAGTAGACCAGAAGAACCAGCAGCAGGAGCAGAAAGACCTCGGGATGAACGACGTACAGTACACGGACCTCAACTACGTACGCGGACTCGTAGAGGACATGTGGAAAGCAGCGAACCCGCGCGCCTGGATGATTACTCCATGGAACAAGCTGGAATACGACAAGCTCAACCCGCGGATGAAAAACTTAATCGACAAAGTCGGCGGCAAAGAAAACTTTAAATGGCTCAAAGACGGAATCATGCGCCCGGACGGAACCGTAACCCAGGTAGCACCGGATGACTGGGTATTCGCAGCACGCAACGTAGGCGACCTGGCGCGGGCATTTATCCCGCAGAGCATGACCCAGGTGCAGGCACCGGCCGAGTACGTAATAAATCAGAATTTCACAATCAACGGCGGCAACGACATCCCGCAGGTTCTCAAAGCCCAGGCATACAGAGGCACCCAGGAAGGACTCATGGCCGTACTGGAACAGAGCTCGCGACGGCTTGAACTGATGAGCGGCACGCGCTAAAAATTGAGCTTATACCAGAAAATACAAAAATCGTTTTCCTGGCAATCGACGCACGGATAGACCGGAACCGAAGAATTCAGCTTGTAGTTTTTTTCTGCAGGAACGCGGGAGCAGGTCCCGCATGGCCGCTGCAGTTTGACAGAGACGGAGGACGCCTCAGCGGTGCGACCTTCATCGACAGCCCGCGCATTATTGTAGCGGGCAGAAGCCAGGCGCAAGCAGTGATTTAAAACCCAGGAAGCGCGGGACGGTTCCACACCGGAAAGAAGCTCCTGCTCCGTGAATTTTGGAGCATGGCCGGAAGCCAGGTAAGAGGAAGCAAAGCGCGAAAGATAGGATGCAGAAAAGACCCCGAAGCCCTGCAGGAGCAGCGGGACGTTTTTAGACATATAGCGGCGTTCGTTTTTATCAACCGGAAGCGAAAAGGAATCAATTTTTTTTGAGGCTTTATGCGACTTAGACGGCGCACGTTTACGAGACGACAATAAGACCACACCACAGATAATAATAATTACAACGGCAACAGACATGAGTACAGTATAAGGGATAATGACTATAAAAGAAAGAGGAAAATAAGATGGACGGACTGACACTGAAAATCATAGAAGGAAGCCGCGCGGCGCTTTCACTGGCAAAGACCTGCATAAGCACGCCGACCCTCATAAACAAAGACATCACCCAGGGGCCCGTAGCGGCAATCCCGCTCGAATGCGAAACAAGCCAGAAGTCCGCCCAGGCCGAAGTCTCCGAAAGCCTGGTAATCAGCACCGACGCAAAGACCTACGTGAGCGACAACGTAGCGCCAGGAAGCAAGAGCTGGAATTTATCCGGCTACATAACCGGAAACAAAGCAACCGACCAGACTACCTACTTTCAACCGACAATCAAACTGAACAACGACATTTTGTGGCAGTGGTTCGAACGCGGCGCCGTTCTGATTTACAAAGACGGAAGCGCGCAGATTTATGACAACGTAGTGATCAAGAGCCTGCAGACCGCGCAGCAGAAGGACGCTGCCAACGCCATACCTTTCTCTATGACCCTTAAGGAAATCAACGTAATGGAGACAGGGCTCTCGGCTTTAGTAGGCGGAGTAAGCGGAGCGCTCAACCGCGTAAAAAAATCGATAGCCCAGGTAGGAAGCGCGCTCGGACCGATGGCGAGCCTGGGAACCGTAGTAAGCTCACTGCGGTTATTTTAGACTAACAAAACAAAATACTCGTAAAATTGTACTCGTTTTCTGTTTCTTGCGAAATCGTGATATTTGCAGGAAAACTACGTTAAACGCCCAAAAAGGCCGTAAATAGCCCGTTTTAACCGAAATTTGACCCAGGCGCAAACCCTCCGACGCAACGTGAGCAATCCTAGGGCCAAATCCGGCCATTTTGCAATCGGTCGACAAATTACTCAAAAACTCAAAAATACCCCCCGTTTTTTCAATCCTAGGGGCCTTCTGTTCTACTTGTTGGAGGTTAATTAATTACTCGTCATTTCTACGGCAAAAATTGACTACCGACTGTTAGTTTTTATACTAACGAACGTTAGTCAATTTGAAGCAAAAAACGGCCGCGTTATTCATGACTAACTGATAGCGGTTATTCATGGCTAACTGAAAAAGCAGAGAAAACAAAATGACTATAAGGACATGAAGGAATACACGAAGAAAGAACTGGTGCCCTGGCCGAGCGCGGACCCGCAGGAAAATTTTAACTTCACATGTACAGCCGAGGGCGGCCTTTTTGATTTTCATTTCAAATGGTTTAACGACCGCTGGAACCTATGGGTAACCCTGCCGGACGGAACGGTACGCCAGGCGGGAACTGAGCCGAACGTAGTAAGCTGGACCGGCTGCCAGGATTACGGACTCGTAATCGAAGGCGAGATGGAGCGCATAGATTACAGCGAACTGTACCACGCGGAGCTTTATATACTGACATGGCAATAATGCAGAATTTCAACAGAATCATCCGCCTCACCATTTACACCCGAAGCGGCGGCGTTACGGTAATCGACTGCCCGACCAAAGGGAGAAAGCCTGCCATAGAAATTAACGGAACATTCTCAAGCCAGGGATACATCCCGGCTTTTAACATAACGGTAAAAAATTTATATTTGAATTTAAAACACCAGGACTACAGCACGATAGAAGTCGAGGCCGGCTACGAAGGACGCACTACAACGTTTACCGGTAAGATTTACTCCATGTACCAGGAGGAGCCGGGACCGGAAGGCCGCACGGTAATACAGTGCAAAGAAGGAAGCGTCCAGCCCTGGCTTGATGCCACAATACAGATGACACTCGAAGCGGGTAGCCCGCTCACCTCGGCGCTGAACCAGATAGGTCAGAAGCTCGGAGTTTATATGGTACACGCGACGGAGCACGCAAAGCTCCTGCAGATAAAACAAAGATTTGAATACGACGGATCCGTACGCGGCGCGATAGAAAAATTAAAAAATATGTTTGGACTTGAGAAGCTCGACATATACCTGCGCGGGAACTACCTCATAGCAATCCGCATGAACGACTACCTGGACTACGTGAATTCTTACGTCCTGGAGTACATGAGCGCACCGCCGCAGGAGAACACCGGAGGAAGCGACGGAACCTACTACACCACGGTAACGGCACCATGGATGCCGGAGCTGCGGATCGGCGACAGGCTGACAATTCCAAGCCGGACCTACATCCGGAACCTCGTAAAAGTAGGAAGCGCGGGAGGAACGCAGGACATCCAGGTAACTGCGCTGAGCTTTCAATTTGCCACCACCGGAGGCGCGAACAGCATGACGGTCCAGGGCTTCTTAGTAGGAAGGAAGAAAAATGGATAACATATTTGAGGCCGAGCGCTACACCGACCGGAACTTAATAGAATCAATACTCGCGAGTTTTTACATCGTCGACTACGGCTACATTAAGACGGTCAACGCGGACAAAACGGTAGA